AGATAATATGACAACAAAAATTATAAACAGAATAGAAAAAAAAATAGATCAAATAGAAAAATTACACGATAAAGAGTCTATGCTTTGTGAAGAAGTAAAAGACTTATTAGCAGAATTAAAAGAAAACCAAGAAGATAATAGTCAAGATTGGGAAGAAGATTTTGAAGATGATTTTGAAGAAGATGAAGAAGATATTGACGAAGAAGATGATAAACTGTAAAAGGACTTATGGCTAAGGATATTAAATTATATAAAGATGATTCAGAGATAACTATTAATGAATCTAATCTTGAACATTTTTTAAGTTTAGGCTATAAGCAAGAAAAACAACAACAACAATCTAAAAGTAAAAAGGATAAAAAATGGCAACACATCATGGAAAAGAAGGAGTTGTAACAGCTGGTGGAACAGCAGTAGGGGAACTTACTAGCTTCACACTTGAAACAACAGGAGATGTTGTAGAGGATACTCAGCTTTCAGATGCAACTAAATCATTTGTTGCTGGAAGAACATCATTCTCTGGAACATTAGAAATGCACTTTGACGAAACAGATACACCTCAAACAACTTTAGTTGCTGGTGCTTCAATAGCTTTCATTTTATTACCTGAGGGTAGTGCAAGTGGCGACAGAAGTTTTACAGGAACAGGAATTGTTACAGGAATGTCAGTTAATAATGCAATGGACGCAATCGTTTCAAGAACTGTTACTTTTCAAGGAACAGGTGCTTTAACTATAGGTACTGTATAATCCTAATTTATGTCAGTTATTGATAGAGTTAAATCTCATTTTGAAACTCTTAAAACTATCACTATAGAAGTTGAGGAGTGGAAAGACGAGCATGGTAAAGCTAGTGTATTCTATTCAGAGCCATTAACCCTTGAAGAAAAAAACATTATCTTTAAGAAATCTAGTAATTTTCAAGACTTAACTGTTCTCGTTGATTTACTTATAATGAAGTTATTAATTAAAAATGATAAAGGCGATATGATTAAAGCCTTTAGCCCAGAAGATAAATTTGCATTAAGAAAAAAAGCTGATTCAAATGTTATATCAGAAATTGCTAATAAAATTCTTTTAGATACTAATTACGAGGACGCAGAAAAAAAGTAGATAGCGACCCAGATGTTAGGTCGCTTTTAGTTGTTGCAGAACGATTACATCTTACAATTCAACAAGTTCTTGATATGCCTGTTAACCATTATAATCTTTGGTTAGCTTACTTGAAAAAAGAACAAGAACAGTATAAAACAAGTAAATCACTAGCAGAAGCAAGGAATTTAAAATAATGGCAAATCAAAAATTACAAATAGATATATTAGCAAACGATAAATCTAAACAAGCATTTAATAGAGTTCAAGGAAGTATTGCTAAAGTAAAAAGTGCTGTTTTTAATCTAAAAAATGCTTTTATTGGTTTAGGAGCTGGTATTGTTCTTAAAGGTATTGTTAATGCTGGTATGCAAATTGAAGAATTAGGTGTTCAATTAGAAGCATTATTTGGAAGTGCAAAAAAAGGTCAAGAGGCTTTAGATGCAGTTACTAAATTTGCAAAAACTACTCCTTTTGAATTATCTAATATACAACAAGGTGTAACAGCTTTAGCAACTGTATCAGAAAAAGCAGAATCACTTGGTATTACATTTGATGAACTTTTAAAAATAACAGGTAATACAGCAGTTCAATTAGGTGGAGATTTTGCTTTAGCTTCACAACAAATTCAAAGATCATTTAGTGCTGGTATAGGTTCAGCAGATTTATTTAGAGATAGAGCAGTAACAGCTATGGCTGGTTTTGAAGCTGGTGTAAAAACAAGTGTTGATGAATCTATAAAAGGATTAGCAAGAGCATTTGGAACAGGTGGTAAATTTGGAGAACTAACAGAGAAACTAGCAAATACTTTGAAAGGCACTATATCAAACTTAAAAGATGCCTTTTTTACAATTCAAACAGAAGTAGCATCAGGATTTTTTGATGAACTAAAAAGACAATTAGGAGATTTAAAAGATTTTACAGAAACCAACGATCAAGCAATAAGAAGATTAAGTAGAGAAATGGGAGAAAATCTTGCTGTTGCTGTTTTAAAATTATCTAATGGAATAAAAACATTAACCACTAATTTTAGAGATTTTCAATCTGTTATAGGATTACTTGCAGTAACATTTGGTGGCTTTTTAGGTAAATTAGCTGGGGTAGGTTTAATTATAGATGATATAAATAGAAAATTTAAAGCATTAGCTGGAGTTAGTGAAAAAAAATTATTACCTAATTCAAGAGATACTTTTAAAGTTATGGTTCAAACAAAAAAAGAATTGTTTGATATTGTAGAAATTGAACAAACTATTGCAAAAGCAAAAGAAAAACAATTAAACATACAAAGATTTATTCAAGAAGAAAGTAATAAAAAAAGAATTAAATTTCACGAATTAGAATCAGAGGGAGTAAATAAATTTAAAAGACAAAATACATTATTAGAAGAAATACAAGAAAAATTTAAAGAACAAAATGAATCTTTTAGTTTATCAAATGAAATATTTGGTTTTCTTAATAATGGAATAGATTCTTTTTCAAAAGGACTTGCTGAATCCTTATTATTAGGTAAATCTATAAAAGATACTTTTAGCAATATGGCACGAGCATTAGCAGTAGAAGTATTAAGTCAATTAATATCAGTAATAGCAAAAAAAGGTGTTGAACTTGCTATGGAAAAATTAATTACAAGAGAAAAACAAAAACAAGTAGCACTTAGTAAAGCATCAATGTTTAGTGGTGGTTTATCAGGAGGTTTAGGTTTCATTGGTGGTTTATTAGGATTTTCAAAAGGTGGTGCTGTATCAAAAGGTCAACCAATTGTTGTTGGAGAAAGAGGGCCAGAAATGTTTATCCCTAACTCAACAGGACAAATAACACAATCTGCTAGAGGAACAAGTGGTGGAAATGGAACTACAAATATAAACTTTAATATTTCTGCTACAGATGTTAGAGGTATAAAAGAATTATTAATTGATAATAGAGCAACAATTGTTAATGCTGTTAACTCAGCTTTAAATGAAAAAGGTAAAGAGGCATTAGTATAACATGAGTGGACAATTTCCGACATCTCCTGTAGCACAAGATGCTAGTATTGGCTCTCAACAAAATACCATCGTTAGTGTAACAACATCTGGTAGAGTTCAAACAAGACAAATAGATGGTCAAAAATTTACTATAACTTTAGATTATGCACCAATGAGTAGAGCAAACTTTGCACCTATTAAAGCATTTATTATGAAACAAAGAGCAAAATTAAATACATTTACTGTTATACCACCTATTGTTTCAAACGCACAAGGTTCAGTAACAGGAACTATAAGTGTAGATGGAGCAATTTCTGCTGGTGCTACTACTTGCACAATAGATGGATTAGCAAATAGTACAAATGGATTATTAAAAGCTGGAGATTATTTTAGATTTTCAAGTGCAATAAAAGTTTATATGGCAGTAGAAGATTTAAACTCAAATGGTTCTGGCGAGGGAACACTTACATTTGAACCACCATTAAGAACAGCAGTAGTTGATAATACTTCAATTGTTTATGATAATGTTGATTTTACTGTAAGACTTTCTAATGATATTCAAGAATATTCTATTGTAACTAATGATCTTTACAAGTATCAGATAGACTTAATAGAAAATCTATAATGAAAAAATATAAAATAACCCATAGAATAACTGCCGATTTTATTGCCGAAGCAATTGTTAATGAAGATGAAATTGATAGTAGTATTAATGATCTTAAAGAATACAAGAAACCTAATAGCAAATTTAATTATACTATGTTAAAAGGTACTGAAACTGTAACCCAAACAAATTACGAAGAATATGTCGAGAACACTAACAACAGCAGTAAAGAATGAACTTGCAACAGATAGCTTACAACCTATTACACTTGTTTATATCAATGTAGGTTCTGGCTCAAGATTTACAGATCATTATAAAGACATTACTTATGATTCTAACACTTATACAGCATCATCATTATTTACTAAATTATCAAGTGTTACAGAATCCTCAGAAATAGAAGTAAGCAATATTACACTTACATTTACAGGTGCAGATCAAACAATTACATCTTTATTTTTAAATAATATTTATTTAGAAAAAGAAGCAGAAGTATATAAAGGGTTTTTAAATTCTAGTGAACAAGTTATTGCAGACCCATTTCTTTTATTTAAAGGTAGAATTGAATCTTTTAGTATAGATGAATCTATAAATAAATCAGATGTTAATGTTGTAGTAGCTTCTCATTGGTCAGACTTTAGTAAAATAGAGGGAAGAAAAACTAACACAGGTTCACAACAATTACATTTTAGCACAGATAAAGGTTTTGAATTTGCTTCACAAACAGTTCAAGATATTAAGTGGGGTAAACCATAATGCAAGATGTTATAAATCTATTTAATAATTTTGATCGCTATAAAGGAAAACAGATTAATAATTATATAGAACCATCAATTAAACTAAATCAATATAAAAAGTTTTATCATAATAATGAATTAGTAGGTTTTGTTAATTGGGCTTACATACATGATATTGTTCAAAAAAGATTTAAACAAACAGGAAACATAAAACCTAATGAATGGAACTCAGGTAATAATTTATGGTTGATAGAAATAGTTTCTATTAAAAATACATTTAAGATGATGAGGTGGGTTTACAATTATTTTAGAAAAGAATTAAAAGTAAATCATTCTATAAATTGGTTAAGAGTTGATAGTGATATTTATAGAGTTGGTCAAAAGTTTAAGAGGAGTTTTCACTAATGGGTGGTATAGTTGATGCTGTAGTAAATGTTGTAAGTAGTTTTATAGGTTGGCTTATACCTGTACCTGATATGCCTGACTTTGATACACCAGAAGAAGAAAAAGGTGTATTATTAAATAAACAATCTAACAACGCACAAATACCTATTGTTTATGGCAGACGACAAATTGGAATTACTCGTGTCTTTGTAGAATCTTCAGGAACTGATAATAAATATTTATATATGGCTGGAGTTCTTTGCGAGGGAGAGATAGAAGAAGTAGAACAAATATTTATAGATGATAAAAGAGTTTTTTTTGATGGTGCTTTAGATCATGGAGTAACAAGAGAAGTATCTTCATTAGATTCTAATTTTTATAAAAACAATGCTTCCAATATACAAATACAAGCATTTAATGGAAAAGATACACAATCAGCATCTTCTATATTAACTAATTCTACAAATTGGTCGTCTAATCATAAATTAAGTGGAGTTGCATATTTGGCTTTTAGATTTACTTGGGATAAAGATGCTTTTAGTAATATTCCACAAGTAAGAGTAACATTAAAAGGTAAAAAAGTTTTTGACCCTAGAGATAGTTCTACAAAGTGGACACCAAACTCTGCATTAGTATTATTAGATTATTTAAGAAACACTAGATATGGAAAAGGTTTACCAGATAGTGCATTTGAAACAAACTTTGCTTCTTTTCAAACAGTTGCAACAGAAGCAGATACTTTAATTCAACCAAGAACAACAAGTGTAACAGAAGTCGCTGGATTATATAGAGAAGATTATAATGGTTATCATGGAGACTATCCAAGTTTTTTTTTAAACAGGTCTGTAATTTCAACAGCAACTGTAACAAGTATTATTGGCGTTACTACAGCAAATTTTAAATCACAAAAATATTCTGGCTATTTTACAGCACCTAGTTCTGCAAGTTTTATATTTCAAACTAACTCTGATGATGGTTCTGCTGTTTATATTGGAGATGCAAGTCAAACAGTAGATAATTTATCAAAAGAAATAGAAGCTAACAGAGACACTAAAATGGTTGTTAATAATAGAGGCTTACATGGAAATACACCTAAAGATGGAAGTAAAACTTTAGTTAGTGGTTCAGTTTATCCTATTATTATTATTTTTGGAGATAATGCTGGAAGTAGTAATTTAGATTTTTTTTGGAGAGTAAGTGGTGGAACTAATAGTCAAAGTTTATCTGCAAATTTCACTAGTAGTAAAGTTGTATCAGATGTCATTCCTAAAATTATTAAATTTGAAAGTAATTCTGTTTTAGATACAAGTCAAAAAGTTATAGATAATGTAAAGAAATTATTAAACCCTATGAGGTCTTTATTTACTTATAATAATGGTCAATACAAACTTAAAGTAGAGGGAACAGGCACAGCATTTAAAACTATTACAGAAGATAATGTAGTTGGTGGTGCTAAAGTTATTGGAGAAAGAAAAAATAACAAATACAATCGTGTTATTGGAACTTATGTAAACCCATATAAGAATTGGCAAAATGATACTGTAACTTTTCCACCAGCAGATGACACTAATGTTGCAACAGAATTTAAACACGCAACTATGCTATCAGCAGATAATAATACTTTGCTAGAGGGTAACTTTCAATTTCCTAATGTAACTAATACTTATAATGCAGAAGCTTTATGTGAAGTAATCCTTAGAAGATCAAGACAACAATTACAAATACAATTAACTCTAACATCAGAATTTTTAGAATTAGAAATAGGAGATATAGTTGCAATTACATATCCATCAGGTGGTTTTAATGCTAAGCCATTTAGAGTGTTAGGTTTAGAAATAAACGAAGATTTAACTGTAAATGTTCAGTTGTTTGAACATCAAAATAACTTTTATGATTTTAATACTAAAAATCCTATAGCAACAATACCAGATACAACTTTACCTAATATAACTAAAACAGTAGATATAAGCACACTCTCTGAATATTTAACAATTACTGATGAGGTTGCTATTTATAATGATGGTGTTGTCATTACTAAACTTATTATTCAGTTAGGAGATTTCTCAACTATTGATTCTTTTTTTGAATATGTTGAAGTAGAAGTTTCAGAAGATGGAGTTAATTATACAAGTGTTGGAACAGGAAAACAAACTAGATATGAAGTTTTAAATGTTAAAGATAAAACTCTTTATTATGTTAGAGTAAGATATGTCAATAGTGCTGGTGCAAAATCAAATTATTTAGTTGGAACACATACAACAGTTGGTCAAACTGCACCACCATCTAATGTTCAAAATTTTTCTATAAATGTTACAGGAAATACAGCAACTCTTTCTTGGGATGCTGTAACTGATCTTGATTTATCTTATTACATTATAAAATATACTTCTAACATTGTTAATCCTTTATGGGCAAAATCAAAAACTATTGTTAGTAAAATTGCAAGACCAGCTACATCAGCAACAGTACCTTTTCAAGCTGGTTCTTATTTAATTAAAGCTGTTGACAAAGGGGGCAATCTTTCACTTATAGAAACAGTTATTAAATCTACTATCTCAACTGCTAACTATGTTAATCAAACTACAATAAATGAACATACTGCATTTTCTGGTACTAAAACAAATGTTGCAGTTACAAGTATAAACTCAGTTAATCATTTAGGACTTACAGCATCAGGAACACTTGGCGACCCAAGTACAACAGTTCAAAGTTCTGGTACATATGCTTTTAATAATCAAATTAATTTTTCAGGTAAATTAAAGGCTAAGTTTGATGCAAATGTTGTGCAGATCACAGACCAAGTTGCAGAATATATAGATACAGGACGACCAAATT